TATTTGGCTCTAGAGGACAGTTATCAACGATTACAGGATAGAATGAGCAAGGTTTTACGAGGGGCACAGGCAAGTAATCTATTCGCAATGAGTATTCAGTGCCGGGATCTAGGACATGGATTAATACAGCAGTTAGAAGAGTATTTACAAGAAAGACCTGAAACAAGGCTTATTGTTATTGACACGTTTGCGAAAATAAGAGGTGATTGCAAGCGCGGAGAGTCAGCATATACTCAGGATTATCGAGAAGCCGGGGCATTAAAGCAATTTGCGGATGCTCACAAAATTTGCATACTGTTAGTACATCATACAAAAAAGATGCGTGACGTCGGTGATGTGTTTGCAAATATTTCTGGAACAATGGGATTGACTGGAGCAAGTGATACAATGATAGTTTTATCGAAGGATGACCGAATGGATGAACAAACTAAGTTATCAATTACCGGCCGTGATGTCGATATGAATGAATACCAAATGCAATTCGATAAAGAAAGTTGCAGATGGCGCATATTGGGAACTTCTGAGGATGTGGAAAAGGAGCAGGCACTTGATAGATATAATGCTCATCCCATAGTAAAAACTGTGAGAAAATTATTGCAGCAGAATAAAGGAACTTGGAGAGGAACGGCCAGTGAGTTAATTCAATCAAGTAGATATTTTCAAACGCCAATATATGAAAACGCTCAAACCTTAGGAAAAGCGATCTCAAAATTGCAAGAAGATATGTTTTTGAATGATAAGATTTTGTATAAGCCTATAAAAAATGGAACAGGAAGCAAAATACACGAGTTTTCGGTTGCAAATAATAACCATTGATAACGTTGATAGGTATTGATGTATCAATGGTTATCAATACTATCAATACTAAAAATGTAGGTAAGAGTAATAAAAAACCGCTTCATCATTTTGATGGAGCGCTAACCATTAACAATTAACGGAGGATTAAACTATGAAAATAATGACACAGAATAGACAGGGATTAATTGACACCACCGGAGCGGATATTTTTCTTGATTGTGACGAGGAATGGTATTTTGTAACGTTGGTTAGAGGAAAAATGAAATGTATGCTAGGACAGTATGCGGAGAAAACAACAGCTAAAAAGGAGTTATCTAATATTTTTAAGTATTTGCGTGAGAAAAAAGAATGTTATTGTATGAGCGAATAAGTCTACAACGTGTACACAAATAAAATAAAGAAAAATGATAAAATAAAGAAAAGGAGATGTTTTTTATCAAAATGGAGGTGTAAGAATGACACAGGAGGCAAGAACGGCCCAGGCTGAGTATATGAAAGAGTACCGCCGGCAGAATAAAGAACGTTTAGCGGAGTATCGCAAAGCATGGGCAAAGCGTAATCCAGATAAAATCAGAAGTTATCGTGAGAAAGCATGGGAACGGAAAGCAAATTCACAGTAACGATAAAACCGCTTCATTGATTGGAAATGGAGTGCTGACCTAAGACAGTTTATGGGGAGGTGTTTTTTTAGTTGGCAAAATATGATGATTGGCTGACCGAAGAAGGGCTTTTGCTTATTGGTGGGTGGGCTATGGATGGACTAACCAAGGAGCAGATAGCCTATAACATGGGAATATGCAGAGATACATTGAATGAATGGGAAAAGAAGTTTCCCGACATTTCCGACGTATTAAAAAAGAATAAGGAAGTTGCAGACCGTCATGTAGAAAATGCCCTGTATAAAAAGGCTACCGGCTTTACTGCTACTGACAGAGTGGTAAGTACCAAAAAGGTGGTTGAGTATAAAGACGGTAAGCGAGTTCGGGAGATAACAGAGCCTTGTGTGGTGGAGGTAGAGAGGTATTTTCCACCCGACACCACGGCAGAAATCTTTTGGATGAAAAAGCGAAAGCCGGAACAGTGGGGAGATAAGGACAAGAGTGTCAATGTTGAAGGGATGGTGCAGATAGTTGATAGCATCCCAGATTGATATTAAAGATTTGATTGCTCCTTGCTACTATGATTTACACAAGGACATAAGGCAAGGGAATCATACATTTTACAATTTGCCCGGTGGCCGTGGTTCAGCGAAAAGTAGTTTTGTTGCACTTGAAATAGTTTTAGGCATTATGCGAAGCAAAACAGGGCTTGAAAATGCCATTGTATTAAGACTTGTAGGCGCAACTTTAAGGGAAAGCGTATTTTCACAAATACAGTGGGCTATTGATAATTTGGGCGTTAGCCATTTATGGGCAAGTAAAGTAAGCCCGCTACAGTTTGTGTATAAGCCAACAGGACAAACTGTAATTTTCAGAGGGTTAGATTGTGCAAGTAAGCTTAAGAGTATAAAGCCAAAGAAGGGATATTTTTCTTTTATATGGTTTGAAGAATTTGCAGAGATACCCGGAGAAATGCTTTTGAGAAGTGTGCAACAGTCTGTTATGCGTGGCGGGCAAGATTTTGTTGTATTTAGGTCTTTTAATCCGCCTATCAGCAAAGCAAATTGGGCAAATGCCTTTATTGAGGTTCCCGACCCTAGAAGCATCACCCTACATACCGATTATACAATGGTACCGCCGGAGTGGTTGGGTGAGGAATTTCTACTTGAAGCGGAACGGCTAAAAGAAGCCAATCCCAAAGCCTATGAGCATGAGTACAAAGGTGTAGCAGTAGGGCAGGGTTCTGAGGTATTCCCGGATATTGAAGTGCGGACAATCACGGACGAGGAAATAAAGCATTTACAATATTGTTACAACGGTCAAGATTTTGGATTTGCTACGGATCCGGCGTGTTTTATGCGAGTTGCCTATGATAGAAAGTATGAGACTATTTATCTGCTTGATGAAATCTACAAGCGAGGAATGAGCAATAGACAACTTGCGGAAGAAATCAAAGCAAAAGGGTATGGGAATCAATATTTGACGTGTGATTCTGCTGAGCCTAAATCTATATGTGACCTTAAGGATATGGGGATTGCCGCAAGACCGTGCTACAAAGCTCCCGGATGCGTGGAATATCGTATTAAGTGGATGCAACACAGAAAGATTGTTATAGACCCACGAAGAACACCAAATGCACACAGAGAGTTTACAAGATACTCTTATGCAGTTGATAGAAATGGCAATGTGCTTTCGCAGTTGGTAGATGCAGACAATCACAGTATAGATGCAACTGCTTATGCCTTATCACAAATAATATTTAGCCGTGCAAGTGTAGCATAGCAGAAAGGACAGACATGGGATATTTGAAGATTCATTGTCATAATTGCATGGGAAAATTTGAAATGCACCGGGAAGACATTGAGAGCAAGGAGAAGGTGCGGTGTCCTCATTGTATGGCTTTATTGAACGGTAAACAGTGGGACAAACTTGTAAATGCTTTCTTTACCATTGAGGAAGTCAATAAAGGACTCAGGACACGCCATACGGAGCATGGAGAGCCTTTGATGCAGGCAGAGTATAAAACACACTATGTACCACAGAAACGGTACTGTGTAGACGAATAGGAGGCTTACAGGTGAGTAATACATATACGATTGCCGGAGTTGTTGTTGATGGAAATACAGCTTATGAGTGCAAGAAAAAGACATATATAGTACATGGAATGTCCCTTGATTGGTCTATGATTGAACAGGGCAACAACGTACTGAAAGGAATGGTAAAACCATACGGATTGTTCAAAGATGCAGAGTTTTGCCAAAGATGCAGTGAAATATATAGCAGTGTGCAATCAAAGTTAATTACCCATAACGAGAGCCAAGGGCTTAATGCTTCCGGGGAACCGTTAAGGGAGAAAGAAAGAGGTAATGTAAAAATTATGAGACATAACAATTTCAGAGGCTATCTTGATGATGCAAAGAAAATCTATGAAAAGGCAAGGGTTGAATATGAAAGGCTTCAGGGAGAATGGGAAGCTACGCAGGAAGAGTATCAGCGAATTCAACGTGAAGGACTGACAGAAAGAGGTATTACTATCGCGAAAGGGCAGTATATGCAGTACGAGGACGAATATAAGCAGGGAATGGCTAATCTGGAGCAGTCTGTAAAGACACAGCTTGCAGAAGTCCGCAAGGCTATGAAAGAGCATGCAGACGAGTTTTACCGGGCAGACCCTTCAAAGCTTGACGCCAATACAATGACACTGCTTAACAGCGGTATTCTTACCACGGATGAACTAATCTACCTTGCAGAGCAGAACAGAAGCAACGTGACAATGCTTAGAATGATTGGTGCGAGAGCAAAAGAGAATTATCAGAAACTGTATGAGAAAAAGGGAGCGAATGACGCAAATTTAGCGGCTTTACAGCTGAAACTTAACCGTTTGGGTGGCGGTGAAGAAGAATTGGGCGTATTTGATACTGTAACAGAGGGCATTATGCGTTGTGTTAATAAAGATAAAAGTTATGCGAATGCTCATACAAAGTCCTTTGAAACGTTATTCGGTGGTTGTTATGGTGTAATGGATAAAATGATTGCGCAGCCGGAAGTGTCCGCAGAATAGAGGTGTGATACATGGGACTGATAGCATATTTAAAGAGGTGGTTTAAAATGACGTTTTTAAGCAAAGCAAAAGAAGAATTTAAGATTGAGCCTATCACAACGCAGGAAATGACAGGCTTTGTAAATAAGTGCCTGAACATCTACCAAGGAAAGCCGCCTTGGTTGGATGTAAAGGACAACATCAAAACTATTAATTTTGCAAAGTCTATCTGTAGTGAGACGGCCAGACTTACAACACTTGCACTTTCTATCAAGATTACCGGCAGTGCAAGAGCAGATTGGTTACAACAGCAGGTTAATGATGCATATTACAAGATTCGAGAATGGGTTGAGTATGGATGTGCTGCAGGAACCGTTATTCTGAAGCCTAATATGCATGATATTGAAGCAGTAACGCCGGATAGGTTTGCTGTGACAGATTCACGTAACGGCAAAATTACAGGCGTTGTGTTCTATAGCAGTCAGCCAAGTGAGAACGGCAAAAAGTGGTATAGCCGTTTGGAGTATCACAGATTCTTGGATGATGGTACTTATGCGGTAAGCAATAGGTGCTATGTAGGAGAGACAGAGAACGATATTTCAAAGCCGATTGACATTATATTAACGCCCTGGAGCAATCTGTTAGAGGATGCGTATATCAAGAATATCACAAGACCGCTTTTTGGAGTATTCAGAACACCACAGGCTAACAATGTGAATTTCAACAGTCCTTTGGGTATGCCTATCTTTGCCGAAGCGATACAGGAACTGAAAGACCTTGATATTGCATACAGTCGGAATGCAAAAGAGATTTTTGACAGCAAGCGGACAGTCTTGTTAGACAGTGACAGGCTTTTGCTCGGCTTGACCGATGTGGCAAATGTCGGTGTACAGTTTGACAGAGCAAGAGAACAGTTAGGATTGCCGGATATGGTAAAAAATGTGCATGGTTCCGGCGTTGAAAGTTTCTATCAAGAGATTAATCCTAATCTGAATACAGATGTACGATTGACTGGGTTTAACAGCTTACTCTCCCAGATTGGTTACAAGTGCGGCTTTAGCAATGGTTACTTTGTATTTAACGAAAAAACAGGTATGCAGACCGCTACGCAAGTAGAATCAGATCAGCAGAGGACAATCCAATTTGTCAAGGATGTTAGAGATAAGTTGGAAGATGCTATAAAAGGCGTTGTGTATGCGTTAAATGCCTATGCAGACCTTTATAACCTTGCTCCTGTAGGTACATACAACGAGGATGAAATGATTCACTGTGCAGACCTCGCATATTCATTTGAAGAGGACAGACAGCACCACTACGCACTTGCATTACAGGGACATTATCCTTGGGAAGAGTATTATGTGAAATACCTTAAATATTCAAGGGAAGAAGCAAGGGCATTGATACAGATGGCAAAGGCGGAGAATAAAGCACCGACTTTGTTCGGCTATAATGAAGATTTTGAAGAAGACGAGCCGGAAGTACAGGGAAAAGCGTTAAATGGTGCCCAAACACAGAGTTTAATTGCAATTATGGCGCAGTATTCTGCTGGAGAACTGACAGAAGGACAGGCTATAAATTTAATATCAACATCTATTGGAATTAGCAAGGAAGAGGCTAGAAAGATATTAAATGGAGAACTCGGGGAGTAAATCACTCCCCTAATGTAAAGGAGTGTGTTGGGGATGAGGACAAGGGAAGCCAAGCTAAGCGATTATGGGCTTACGGAAAAAGAAAAAAAGATAATACTTTGGTTTTGTTCCACAGCAAATGAAGCACAGAAGGAGTTTATAAAAGATATCCTTAGAAATCTTGAGACAGAAGAATGGGAAAGCATATATCTTAACTTGGTGCACGGTTTGTCTTATGAAAAGGTATGCGGTAAACGTCCGACGTTATTATGCAAGCAGGATTTTTACAGATACAGATTAAAAGCTATCTATCTGATAAGTGAAAAGTTTGCAGAAAACAATATTCGTATTGTGGAACAATGGTTTTTATCTAATCACATAAGAAGATACCTGTGCTTGTCAAGTGCATGTAAAGAACTAGGGTGTGGAATAAATACGGTTAAAGAAATAGCAATAAAAGCAGGGGCATTAATAATGATTGGAAAACTGTATAGGGTTGATATGAAAAAGCTTTATGAGTACATAGATAATCATTCAGGAATCCTTCAAATAGTCCCATAGAGCCACAAAAACAAGTAGTTGGTGAATTAGCCATACATGGCAGAAAGGCAGAATATGAACAAATTAAGCGGTTTAGGAAGAAAAAAATAAATGTCGAAAGTATGTTGTTGTTTGAAAATTGATGTGCTATAATTCGTGCATGGGAAACCAAAGCCGGGCGGCTTACCCTCTTTTATCGGAGGGGCTACCCCTCCAGACGAAAGAAAGGAGGGCGTTGCCAATGTTTGTTACATATGCGGATTTAATCCAAATTGGAATATTCATTGTTGCCCTTGTGGGTCTGTGCTATCAGATTTTCAAGGGGAAACGAAAATAGCCGCCACTACTGCAATAGTGACGGCTGACGTAAAACGTTAGTTAAACACTGTATAGGGTAGGCCGTGTCTTTGGCTTCCCTGTTTCTAAGTTCAATATAACACATCATTTTTCAGTGTGCAAGCGGTAAAATACCGTTTTTGTACGTTTTGGCGGTTCGCCAATCAATCCAGTTATGTATTTAGTTCTTAATATGCCCTTGTGCTTGCGTGTGTGCCTTATTTAGACGGTGTTTAGGCTTCGTAGGTGATTTGTTCGGCTAATTGAAAAGGTGGCTTAAATCGGCTTGTAAATCTGAACATTGAAAATTGAATATTGGCGGTTGGTGTGATATGATTTTTTTATCATGTTACAAAGGAGGAGTTTTATGAGAGATTATAGAGATGAAGATGAAAGATTAGCGTATGAAAAAGTGGATGAATATGCGGAAATAATCGAGGATGAATTATTGGGTAGAGGATATATGTTCTATGATGAGTTTAAAGTATCTTTAGGCGTTGCAAGGGCAATGCCCAATATTTTAGATGAGAAATACTCAAGAAATAAAGATGCGATGTTCCATACATATGAGGAATTAATTGAGGGAGAAGGGTACGAAGGAATAATTTACAATAATAAAGTTGTAGATGGTACGTCGGAGGCTTCGAAAATTCTTCGAAGATATTACAGAAATTTAAGAAGTTAGATAAAACGTTGACCAACCGTCAATATTCGATGGTTGGTTTTTTATTGCACGGATTTAGATTAGAATAATATTCTTGACAAATACTGCACGTACATATATTATAATAAGTGTACGGGCAAAATTTGAAGGGGGGGATGAGTGTGAGTCCGGCAGGTAGACCCAAAATAGAAAATCCCAAGAGCGAAAGACTTGAAATTCGCTTAACCAAGGCAGAAGCAGAAGATATTCAGTATTGTGCAGAAAAGTTGAACACTAACAAGACAGAAGCTATAAATCTTGGGATTAAAATGCTTAAGGAAAAATTGAATAAAAAATAAGAGTTGCTCCCCGACCAAAGTTTGCAACTCTTACATTCGACACACCTATAGAAAGGCGGTAAATCTATTATACCACTTTTCTTTAGGATTATCAAATATTTCAAGAAAGGTGGTATTTTTATGTCCAAAAGTGAAAAGAAACAAGAGATTATTAAGTTGTTAGAACAGATTACAAGCGAGAGAATGTTATTTGTGATTTATGGAACAGTTAAGGCCGCACTTGCAGAGCAGGAAGCAGAAAATCAGGGAATCATTGAAAGGGTATAGGATGGGTGAGAGTTATGGAAGAGATGAAAGAAAAGTTTATCGGTATTGTTGAGGGTATAGATGATATCAATGTGCTTGAATATTTATTAACTTACGTTTCTTTGACATTAGACATGGAGGTATAAGGACATGGAACAGAAGAAAGAATTAATTGCATTGATTGAGAGTATTGAGGATGAGAAAGCATTCAATTATTTATTAGGTTTTGTTAAGTTTTTTTGCAACAGATACATGTATTTTGTAGATGGAAAGTGGATTAAATAAGCCCTTCTGGAAATATATTCAACAGTAAATATGCTATTTTAATCAATACTAATATCTATACACTAAAAAGAAACGGAGCGTATAGATATGAATGGTGAAAAGGATGAAATAGAGTATTACAAGCAGATGATTCATAATTTGATTGATGATATTAACGATTTGAATATACTGCAGAAGATAGTAATTTTTATTCAGAACATTTCAAAATGGAGATTAGATTAAGGGGCGGCTAATGACCGCCCTGGCAAGATAGGAGGTTTCCGATATGGCAAGATTACCAGCAGGGTACCGTCAAAGAAGTGATGGGAGAATTGAATGTCGTTTTATGATTAATGGCATGAATTATAGTTGTTATGCTCCAACAGTCAAGGAGTGCCGGGAGAAGGAGCGGCAGTTGCGTGAAGACATTGCTAACGGCTCATATACGCAAAATAAGAACCTTACCCTAGACAAGTATTATGAGGAGTGGAAAAACGCAAGGAAAGGCACAATAAAGGGCAATACAGCCCTTGGAAATGAAAGCCGTTATAGAAATCATATCAAACCGGCATTAGGACACAGAAAGTTGATTGAAATTGAAAAACGAGAGATTGTACAGCTTCAACAGAAACTTGCAGAGAAGATGGAACCGTCTTCCGTAAATGCTATTATTGTTCAGTTGAAAACCATGTTTAATGATGCCGTTACAGAGGATATTTTGACAAAAAGTCCGGCAGCAGGAGTAAAACTATTAAAGGTGGAAAAGAAAGCTACAGAGACCTATCACAGAGCCTTGACAGAGGAAGAACAGAAGTTATTTATGGCAGAAGCTAAAAAGGAATGGTTGTATGAACTGATTGCCCTTTTGCTTTGCACCGGGATGCGTGTGGGTGAAGTTTCTGCATTGGAATGGAGCGATATTGATTATGTTAATAACGTGATCCATGTAACAAAGACTATCAGTCGGACAGAAAACGGAGAGTATACCGTAGGCACTCCAAAAAGTAAAACAAGCATCCGGGATATTCCCATGACGGATTCAATCAAATCCATTTTAAAGAGCCAAAAGGAAAAGCAGGACATGATGCATGGCAAGATTATCAAACTGAATCAATCAGTATTTGAAAATCTGTATGGCGGCATGGTCTTTAATGCAAGTGTAAATAAGGCCATTTCAGAGACTTTGAAGAGAGTAAACAAGGACAAGGAAGTGATTGAGCATTTCTCGGCTCATGCCCTCAGAGATACCTTTGCTACACGGTACATAGAGCAGGGCGGCAGTCCACAGGTGCTTAAGACTATTTTGGGACACAGTAGCCTGGCAATGACAATGGACCTGTACAGTCATGTAATGCCGAATACGAAGCAGAAGGAAATGGACAGTATAAAGATTGCATTTTAAGGAATATGCCCTCGGAGAAATTCGGGGGCTTAATTCTTGTACAGATATGGAAAGTATGAAAATTTTGAGGACTTACATTAACTTTTATAAAAAAGCATGTTATTCATTCCATTTTTGCTAGATATAGTGTTATAATATACTAAAACGAAATCATATCTACGTTAGAGTTGTAGATATATTATTATATTGTGCGTTGAAAAGAATTGTATATTATCAATACATGGAGGTTTATTAGTAATGAAAGAGTACAATATATACTGTGATGAAAGTTGTCATCTTCCTAATGATGATGCAGATTTAATGGTTATAGGTGGGATTTCATGTCCTAAAGATAAAACCGAGTTCATTAACAAAGCAATACGAGAGATTAAAGGTCATAATGGGGTTTACGAATTTGCTGAAATTAAGTGGACAAAGGTCTCTGAATCGAAATATAAAATGTATGAGGAGCTTGTAGATTTGTTCTTTGACAATGCGTTTCTAAATTTCCGTGCAGTTGTGGCATTAGAAAAATCACGATTAGATTATGATAAGTTTCATTTATCGCATGATGATTGGTACCAGCGAATTTATTATTTGACACTGCGGGAAATGATAGATATAGGACATGTTTATTATGTTTATGCAGATATCAAGGATACTAAAGGTTCACAGAAAATAAATCAATTAAAGGATGTTTTAAATAACGTTGTAGGATATTTCTATGATGAGACAGTAAGAAATATTCAATTGGTACGTTCGGATCAGATTCAATTACTTCAGTTGGCAGATTTGTTTATCGGAGCTGTTTGCTATGCAAATAGAGGGTTGTCGGGAAACTCTGCAAAATTAAAGTTGATTAACCATATAGAAGAAAAATGTGGAAGAAGTTTAGTAAAAACGTCACCAAAAGGTGAAAGTAAAGTAAATATCTTTAAGTGGATGCCAAGGGAGGTATAAAGATGAAGTGTGATACTATTCCTCAAATCATAGAATTAGATTCCTTCGGCGGCGATTATGAAAAGTATGAAGATGCAGTATATTCAGCATATAAAGAATCCTTTGAAGAACATGAATTTTATTGGGAAGGTAAGCGGATTGCTCACAAAAAACATCCGGTTTATAAGGATAAACCCGGCACGTTTTGGCATATAGTTTCTAATGGTGCGGATGAGGAAAAACGTTTGCCGGATATGAGACGGTATGAAAGAGTTTCATGGCCAGCGCATATTTTGGGTTATTGTAAAAATAATTGTAGTAAAATTCTTACATGGAAAAATGTTCGAAAAGGAAAAACACGAATATTGTTATGGTGTAAGGAAATAGATTATCTTGTTGTCCTTGATGAAAGAAAGGATTTTTGTATTTTTTGGACTGCATATCCAGTGACATACAGTCATGCGCGAGAAAAATTACAGAAAGAGTATGACGAATATAAAAAATAAGAATAGAATAGATAATGCAAAAAGCGCTTGTTTTATACAAGCGCTTTCGTTACTCCTTCTTCCTATAAATGGTAGATGAGCTATATTGTGCACACTACATAGTATGCAAAAAACTTTCGATATAATACCATTAAAGATGTAAAATGTCAACTACTTTCCCTAACTATATTATAAATTAAATAAGTACAAAAATCAATATGAAATTTGGCACGTTTAGTACTTGACATGTATATGTAGTAAATATAGTAACACCTGGTGAGTTTGTTGGCAAGTAGAAATTTAAAAATTTATGTAGTACACTCATACACAACAAATAAAAAGTTTCTTTGGTGGCTTTTTTTTATCCCCCATCCATACCCAAATCTTGACCCAAATTCTGCCCCAAATCCTTACAAAATTACCCATAAAACCATGCAAAAAATGACAGACAAAGACAAAACGAAAATTGTACTATAAATCCTTATTTTTCAAGGGTTTCACGGCTTTCTATAACACTTGATAAACATTGACAAAATGAACCGTCGTGTATATAATTAAGTACAATCCATGTATACAAAATACATTAATGTACATAATTAGAATGAGCGGTCACCACAAGAAAAGGTAAAACGAAAGGCTTGGTGTTTGCATGAATGAGTTTACAATAAAGGCTTATGCCAAAATCAATCTGGGTTTGGATGTAATCGGACGTTTGGAAAACGGTTATCATGAGGTGCGGATGATTATGCAGACCGTAGGCATTTGTGATGAACTGACCTTTCAGAAATTGGATGAAGGAATTGTGATTACCACCGATGCGGGGGAATTGCCCACGGATGAAAATAATTTGATATATAAAGCGGCGAAGCTGATGTTTGACACCTATCAGGTGCAGGGTGGGGTAAAGATTCATTTGCAGAAGAATATCCCCATCGCTGCAGGAATGGCGGGGGGCAGTACGGATGCTGCGGCTACCATGAAGGGAATCCGTGAACTTTACGGGCTGGAATGCAGTCAGGAGGAGCTGATGGCATTGGGCGTGAAGATTGGAGCGGATGTGCCTTACTGCATTATGGGAGGCACTGCACTGGCAGAGGGTATCGGAGAGAAGCTGACAGCTCTTCCCAAAGCGCCGCAGTGTTACCTATTGGTTGCGAAGCCGGATATTAACGTGTCCACCAAGTATGTGTATGAGCATTTGGATGCAGAGGGTGTGGATGTGCATCCGGATATTGACGGCATGCTTCTGGCCATAGAAAACGGAGACTTGCAAGGTGTTGTGGAACGATTGGGAAATGTGTTAGAGAATGTTACCGTAAAAGCACATCCCATTATTACCACCATCAAGGAACGGATGATGGAGCTGGGGGCGTCAGGTAGTATGATGAGTGGCAGCGGCCCTACGGTTTTCGGAATTTTTACAGAGGAAAATAAGGCGTTAGATGCCTATGAAGCAATGAAAGGGGACAAGTTGGCAAAACAGATATTTGTGACAACGTTTTGTTAGGAGACGTGGGGAAAGGAGAAGGCATGCAGGACAATTTGCAAGTAAACATGGATGAATTTTTACCTCTTCGTGATGTGGTATTTAACACATTGCGTCAGGCGATTCTCACCGGAGAGTTAAAGCCCGGAGAGAGACTCATGGAAATTCATCTTGCCAACAGATTGGGGGTTAGCCGTACACCTATCAGGGAAGCCATCCGGAAATTAGAGCTGGAAGGCTTGGTAAAAATGATTCCCAGAAGGGGCGCGGAGGTGGCACAGATTAC